CGCCAGCACCAGCCGCAGCCGCTGACGCAGCGAAAGACGAGAAGGGCGCGGAGAAGGCTGACGGGAAAGAAAAGGAGACGTCCACTCCCGCGAAGCCTGCGCCGAGTGAAGTGGAGAAGACGCTCGACAGTGTGGTGGCGACGGTGGGGAAGATCGCTGAAGTGGTGGGCGAACTGACGAAGATGCAGCCCGGTGGCGCATCGTTGCGGAAGTCCCATATCGACACTGGGCCGGCACGGACAGATGAGACGACTCATGGCCCCAAGTCTCCCAAGGATCTGGAAGCCGACATGAGAAACGCAGTGGACGACCTAATTAAGGGGGGAAAGTAAGTCATGGATATAATCAAGGATACGGATGCATACAGGGAGGACCTGAGGAAGGCTCTCGACATCGCGACTGGTGTAACTCAGGGGTTGTACCAGCCGAAGATCGATAAGGTGATCGCGGATCTGATCGACCACAGGAATCCCCTGTGGCAGAATCTTCCGCGTAAGGGCGCAGACACCCTGAACTACGACTATCGGCAGAAGACCGCGCAGACGGGCGGGACTGGCGGGGGATTCATCGGGGACACGACTGAGCCATCGAGCGACGCGGGATTCACGCGCGTTCCCGTTTCGGTGCGGCATAAGGCCGTGCTGGAACGTGGCGGGGTTACGACTGCGATGCAGAAGTCTGGTCGCAGCTACAGGGACCTGCTCGCGGACGAGATTCACGATGTGACCTTGCTTGTGAGGGACACGATCGAAGCCGCGATGGTGAGTGATGCGGTGAGCGCGACTAAGATGGACGGGATCCGGGAATCGACGCCTGCGGGACAGACCATTCTGGCTGCGACGAACGGCGCGGAGTTGACGCTTGATCTTCTGGATCAGGTGATCGACAAGTGCGACGGGAACCCCGACATGATCGTCTGCTCGAAGCGGACGCGTCGGCAGATCAAGGCTCTGCTCCAGGCTCATCTGGAGGTGCCTGATCTCAAGGAAGTGAAGGGTGCGTTCAAGCTCCTCGCTTACTCCGATATTCCGATCTACACCACGTCCAGGATTACCGATGTCCAGGAAGAGGGAACTTCTGGCACTGCATGCAGTGACCTCTTCGTCATCGACACGGAGTATGTGTGGTTGAGCATGCTGGAGGATGTCCACATGGTACCGTTGGCGAAGACGACTTCGCAGGCGGACAAGTTCGACATCCGGGGCATGATGGCTCTGATCGTGAAGGATGCAGTGAAGGGCCTTGCGAGGCTGCACGGGTTGACCCCAACAGCGCCGTAAGGTAGTAACGGGTTCGGTCGTCCGCCCGCTCCTTGGTTGGGTGCTCCTCCAGGGGGGAAAGGGCGACCATGCTTTCATAACTTGAATGAAGGAGACGACATGGTGTACTACAAGTTCAACTATCCGGTGAGAGGCAAGAGACAGGTTCATCTCTTCGAGAAGTCGATGCAGGCGGTGAACGGGATCATCACATTGGAGGAGGAGCCATCTCCCCGGATACGGATTGGACTGAGGATGCGCGGATATAGGCCAATAGCTGCGCCACCGGAGAAGTCCCCCATCACACAGCCCGAGGCGGCAACGCCCCAGGATGCAGCGCCAGAGGCCCCCAGCCCACAGCCCGAGGCGGCAATGCCCCAGGAGGCCCCCGATGAGGCGTCAACGCCGCAGGATGCCCCCAGTGAGCAACCAGATGCATCAGGGGCGGTCCCCTCCGCATCTGAGGGTACTTCAGGCCCTGCCAAGGACGCGAAGCCGCAGAAGGCCCCTAAGGGGAAAGCGAACAAACCCAGTCAGAAGAGGTAGATGAATGGCTCTGAGCGCCAACGTTCCCAGTACGCTAGTGGATGTGAAGGAATGGCTTGGCATTACCGCTAGCGACAAGGACACGTTTCTCACGAAGCAGATGAACAGGGCGACTGGAATCATTGAGGGATTCACGAAACGGAAGTTGAAGTCTCGTGAGTATACGGACAAGTCAGAAGAGGTCAACGTAGACGGGGCCATCGGCGGTCTCATCTATCTCTGGCAATATCCAGTCACGGCGATCTCCCAGGTCTTGATTGATGATGTGCTGATCGATGCAGGGTCGTATGATTGGGATCCGGCTGGATGGGTGCGTCTCTCGTTCAATCCCACGGCGAAGGAGAACTCTCAGTGGGTAGGCAGTCGGATCATTCGAGTCGATTTCACGGCGGGCTTCAGTGAGGCCGATCATCCCGAAGAATTCGCGGTGATCGATCTCGCATGCATTGAGCAGACCGCTCATCTCTACTGGCGGGCACCCCAAGGGAAAGAGGCGAGGGCTGGATTGGATAGTCGTTCGCAGGGGGACGTGAGCGAGTCGTTTTCCGATGATCTGATGATTCCAATGTCGGTTCAGACATTGCTTGCCCCTCTGGTGCGAACCACATGGGTGCCTCATCGGGTGGGTGCATAATGGCGGTTGCTGCGCCGATCATGAGCGGGGAAGTGAAGGGCGCATTGGAAACACAGAAGAATCTGGGACGCATTACGGGAGACATGGACAAAGCCATCGAGCGGGCAGTAGGATTGGCCGCCAATGTAGTTGTGGCGCGGGCTCAAGATAATCTGAGTGGTCCCATCCTCAAGGTTAGGTCAGGACATCTTCGCGGATCCCTCCCCGCAGGTGTTGATCTGAATAAGGACGGAATGGATTCATCTGCCCTGGTCGGAACGCCTGTTGGTTATGGAGCCGTCCATGAATTCGGCTCCGCGAGAAACAAGGCGGTGAAATGGCTCGCTAAATCGCTTGATCAAACGAAGCAGAAGATACGCCAGATCTTCGACAGTGCGATCAAGGGAGTGAAGTGATGGCGTGGCCATCCATCCGGGAGCGGATTCTTGAAAACCTGAAGACCACATTTCAAGGCATAACTGTGCTGAATGGCTATAACCTGGATGTCGGATTCGTGAGCCGAGATTTGATCCATCCGAACCAACTGACAGACAGCCAGATTCCAGCTATATTTATAACAGCGACGCGAGCTGTACCTGCTCATATGAGTTACACGAAACTCCGCACCGTTCTGATGCCCACCATCACCTGTTACGTGAGCGCTGCATCGAATGCAACCGCCGCCACGACGTTAGAGAAGCTCTTTCAGGACATACGGAAGGTGATCTATGTGGACATCCGAAGGGCTGGCCTTGCGGAAAGCACTCTGGCGGGCGAGACGCGAGTAGATAAAGGGACTCTTCCTCCGATGGCGGGTGGTGAAATAGACCTCGAGATTTCATATCGGCATCCAAGGGATGAACCATGATCTGGTCAATGTCTACAAAGTCTGTTATCTTCAAGGGGAGGTGACGTACCATGGCTGATCTGAACATTCAGGGGATAGCAAGCGCATCCGCCACAATGCAGGGGATGCTGATCGAGGTTGCGCCCGGTCAGGGGTATGAAACGTGGCTCGGTTTCGGGAGGGAAGCGACATACGGAACGCCGGTTTCTCGCACCAAGTTCATCGAGATCGTCTCCGAGGGTGTGAAGATGGCGCGTGCGCCCCTGGCGAAGGCCTCGCTGAGAGGCGCTTTCTCCCGTGGATACTTCCAGGGAAGAAAGATCGTCGCGGGCGATATCGAGACAGAACTGTTTTTCCAGGGACATGAGTGGCTGCTCAAACAGGCGTTCGGTAGGGTGCAGACTTCCGTCATTGATGCGGGCAAGGTGTGGGATCATCTCTTCACCCCATTCAGTCCCATTCCAACCGGCCTAACTCTGGAGATCAATCGGGACGTGAGCTCGTTCGTATATCCGGGCGCGAAGATCAACATGGTGGCGTTCTCTATGGTCTTGGATCAGGTGCTTCGTGCCACCTACTCGGTGGGAGCTGCGGACGAAACATCAGGAACAGCGACATCCCCCAGCTTCGAGGACGAACTGCTCCCCGTCTTCCACGCTGCAGATCTGCAAGTGGACACGATCTCCGAGGACGTGAACGATTTCAATGCCTCGCTGAATAACAACCTCTTGCTTGAGAGGTTCAAGCTCAACTCAGCGGTGACGAAGGAGCCTGCGCGCAATGATCTCGGTGCA